CTGCTTTAGGTAACAACATCAAATTGGTACACAATCCATGTTTTGATGACCCTAATGTTGCTACTATGACTTCAGGTATTTCTGGTACTGGCTTTAACACTTCACAATTATCAGGATTAATGGTAGTTATGGATATGAGTGTTCAAGATGGTGTAGCTAACGTAGAGCTTATCTCTAAAGGTGCTGAAGGATACAACAGAAACTATGTTAAGAAATATGTTCCTGGTATGATTAACCCTAACGACCCGTCTTCAATGATGGCTGCTAACGGTAATGATACTTTCGAATGTCATATCTTATCTGAGTCTGGAATTATTATTCGTAACCCACAATCTTGCGGTGTAATTATGCCTGCTGGATTAACAATCTAATTAAATTAAATTAAAAACTTTTAAATACAAATAAAATGGCTGAAGAAAGATACCTTAAGCAATATGATAAATCCGCAACTGGTAATTATTTACTACGTTCACGCGGTACATTAAGAAACATTATTACAACAGGCCCTACGGCTAGAATCTTTACTCAAGAAGAGTCAGGTTCTGTAGTAATGGTTACCATGACTGATGGTAATGACGTGGTTTACACGCTACCTGCTCTTAAAGCTGGGTTAAACTTTAAATTTATTAACTGTTTAACTAATGCTGGTGCTGGAGATGCTATAATTACATCTGCTGATGCAGATACTATAGTTGCTATCTCTACAGCTGATGCTGGTGCAGATGGTGCTAAAAATTTATTAGCAGATACTGTAACTATTGAAGCTGCCGCTACAGGTGGTGAAACAATTGAATTTGAATGTGACGGTTCTTTTTGGTACTGTACAGTAATTCAAGATGTAATTGGTTCTATAACATTTGCAGGATAATTTATAATATTCACCCCTTCTTCGGAGGGGGTGTTTTTTAACTAACAATAAAAAAAGCAAGCATGGAGATTACAAAAAACCTTATTCATTACAAAAACAAGAAGCACTCTAAGATTACTAACTTTAATTTTGGAAGTGCATACAAAGACAAAACAGGAAGATTGCACGAGTTAAAAGATATAAACGGACTAGAACAACAGTTTGTTACAAGTCGTGCTTCATTCATCTTAAATACCTCTATAGAAGGAGATGTGATAACAGATGACTGGTTAAAAAACCATCCGTCTATATTAGCTGCTTGGAGTCGTATTGACATACAAGAAAAAGAAGAAGCTGATACTAAAGAAACATTAACCTCTGCTCAAGCTATTATTGAAGCAGCTAAAATGTCAGATGCTGATGTAAAAGTATTTGCAATATTAAGTCGTTTTAACCTTAATGCTAGCTCAGATGTGTTAAGAGCTAAAGCAATTAATGTGGCTCAAAGTAACCACGCTAAGTTTATGGAGGTTCATTTTGACCCAGAAAAAGAACTTAGAGTGTTTATTATAGAAGCGTTGAAGGCTAAAAAGTTAAACTATAAGAACGAGACCTTCTACTATGGTAAAGAAGCTATAGGAACTAACGAAGAACAAGTGCTAGTTTGGTTAAAAGATAACAAAGATATTTTAGCTATCTTGAAGCATGAAATAAGAGGTGAAGAAAAGCCTAAAAAGAAACTTGCAAAGAAATAATTAAATGACTGTAGATAACGCTGTATCACGTATTCGGAATATTATTGAAAGTGAAACAACTGCATACTTTAGTGATGCTGAGTTACAAGAATTCATCAAAATGGGTGTAGATGAATTTATTCAACAATATTATATGGCGTTTGAGACTACACAAGATAGTCGTGATAAACTACAAAATTTAGTTATAAGTAAAGACCAAAATTTTATAGATGGCACGACTGTCGTTATTAACACAATGGATGGTGCTGTAACAGGTTTAGAGTATGGTAGATTTTTATCTGCTTATATTAAAACCACACCTAATGTAAATGTTAAAGTTATACAAATAAGCGACATTTCAGCTTATCTGAACGACCCATTTAATAAAGCTGATGCATCTAATCCAGTATTGTATTTTAAAGGTGGAAATATACATTCTATTGGTTTTACTGCAAGCACAGTAGTTGTGGTAACTTATTTACAATACACTACTGATATTTTAAAATTAAACGCAACTACACACGAAGAGGTGTGTCAGATTGCAGCTCGTAAGGTACTTGCAACGTTGGGAGACCCAAGATACCAAATGATTCAGGCAGAAATAACTGAACGACGAGTTTAAAGATGCTTTTTGCTCCCTGCTTCTAGAAAGGGTAGAGTAGGGTTTCCTTACTTTGCCCTTTCTTATTAAAAAGATATTATGGCTACATTAAATGAGATAACATATAACATAAAAAACTTAGTCTCTGGAGGCGTTGCTTCTGATGATTCTGATATATCCAATCGACAGATTAAGTTTATGGTGCATTACCATAGAGCTAATTTATTAATGCAATACACTGATAATGGAAAGAAAGCTTCTAATGTGTGTTTTCAAATGGATATTATAAGTCCCTCCTCTTCTGGAGTTACAATAAAACATGTAATAGGGTTTAATGACAATAGAGGTATTAGAAGTGTAGCATATAAAGATGATGCAGCTATTGATTCAAACTACTCATCACTACCTATAATACAACACCACGACAGGATGTTCGTGAATAACTCAAGATTTATATTAAGTGCAGGAAGTAAGATAGCAACATTATCCGATAGAAAGCTTTACGTTTGGGAAGGAGACACAATAGTTTCTGGAGGTTCTGTAGAGGTTAATGGTATATTTTCTAACCCAACAGAGGTTAGTTCTTATGTAAATGATGATACAACTCAATACCCTATACCAGAAGAGTTAATAGCTGTATTAGTTAAGGAAGTATTGAAACAAGAATTTAGCATCATTATGAGCGTACCGTCGAAAGGACCAAACAACCAAGTTGATGAAAACGCGGCAAAAGGCAAGTAATAATACTTACAAGAAATACAAAGACAAATATGTATCTATTAAAGATATATACAACTCTATAAAGAGTAGTCTAAGAGTTAAGGGGGAGAGAAGTGATAGAGCTATGTCTTATGCTGAGTATTACTCTATTATGGAGTCTTTCTTAGATAATACAATAGATATAGTAGCAAAACAGCAAGAGGTCTTTAAACTGCCTGTAAAGCTGGGTTCTATTTATACAAAGAAATTACCTCACAAAAGACCTTTTCATGTAAGATTAGATGTTGAGGCAAGTAAAAGAGAAAATAAGACTGTTTTATATAAAGTTCCTATACTTGATGATGAGTATGTAAAAGTTATGTGGGATAGACCTTACAAGTATAATCAATATAAAGTATTGCCCTTGAGGAGATTTAAGGAGATAATAAAACAACAAACATGAAAGGAAATCCTAGAATAAGTGTTAAACAAGTTGTAGCAGCAGTTATACGTAATTTAGGTATACAAGATGCTGCAAGAGAATTTCATAACTTTGTAGAGTGGGCTTTTGAGGCAGAAAAAAAGATTGGCTCTTACACTACTTTTGATAAAAAAGTTGTTTCACTTGTAGTTACAAGCAAGAAAGTTTTACTTCCTTCTGACTTTCTTAATATGATAGAACTCAAGAACCCTTTAGATATATCGGGTTCTTCTTATGACCAGGGTGTAGATATGTATGTATCAGGGGGTTTTTTAAATATAGATGTAGCAGACGGAACAACTATAAAGCTTCATTACGATGCTATATCAACTGACGAAGAAGGATACCCTACTATATCGTCAGCTCATGAAGATGCTATTGCTTCTTACATTATGTATAAATACAAAGGAAGAGAATATTACAATCAAAAACTTCCTAGATATGTTTATCAAGATTTAAAGCAAGAGTGGTCTTTTCAGTGTGCTCAAGCTAGAGGTAGAGATAATATGCCTACTAAACAGCAGTGGAGAAATATCAGTAAATACTGGAACACTCTTAAGCCTAATAGTAATGAAAACAAATTGTTTTAACAATGGCACAACCTACTAAGAAACCAAATTCATTCTCTAAGGGGATGATGTCAGATATAGATGCAAATGCGTTACCAGCAGACACATACAAATCAGCTATAAACGCTAGGCTTGTAACTAAAGAAGATAATAGCTTTGTATTAAAAAATGCAAAAGGAAATACTTTATTTACAACATTTGAAGATACAGAAAAAACTATTACATTTTCTGATGCTTTAGCTTTAGCGTCTACAAATATCACAAACTTAACCACGCCTGAACTACACGGTTGGAAACTTACTATAACGGGAGATAATGGTTTTAGTGAAGTTGTAGAATTTAAAAATGGTTATAGCTTACTGAATCAAGCAGCTTTAATTTTAGGCGAATATACAAATGGTGTTTTAATAAATTCTAATCTTTTAATGTCTGCTGCTTTAATAACAGCAATATCTACTCCTGTAATTTCTGCAAAATTAAATTTATCAGCAGACCCTATAACTTCTACTGGAGTTTATAAGATTAGATATAGTAATAAAACAACCGAAGCAATGACTTTGGTGATAACACCATGGGTTCAGACAGGAAA